GGAAACGCAGGCTCTGCTGGAACAGGTGGAGCTGGTGGGGGCGGTGGCGCTTCTACTAATCAACTGTTACTTGGTGGCGGTGGGGTAGGTCTATTCGGTGAAGGAACATCAGGATCTGCTGGTACTTCTTCTGCTGCAGCTGGCGGAGGTTCTCCTGGCGGTTCAGATTCAGCACAAGGTGGATTTGACGGATACTTTGATAGTGACGGAGCCCAACCGAATTATATTGCAATTGCATCTAGTAGTAGTGGTGGCGGTGGTGTGTTCGCAGCAACCTTTCTTGGTGGCCGTGAGGATTTAAATCCAAGAACTGAAACCGCGGGTGCAACATACTCCTCGACTGAGTTTACCATGCCCACATCGATTTCGAATAACATGCCTAGTGGCACTTCTCTAGTCGTTGTAATGATCATGGCCGAGAAAGTAGATGGTCTTTACAACGGACCGAATAATGACATTACGGATACAGACGGTAATAGTTGGACCAGGGTTGGTGGCGTTTATGAAACAAATGACGGTACTGAAGTTCGCTGTGCTGTTTGTGAGCTAAGTTCACTACCAAGTTCATTTACCGTACACTTCTACGACAGTCGAGCAAGGGCAGTTAACACAGCATGGTATGCCCTCCAGAACTATTCGTCTACGACACCAGTAACGACAGATACTGACACTTTTGGTACCGGGGGAAATACTACCGGTAGTGCATCTACGACCGTAACAACGCAAGTAGGTGATTTTGTAATTACTGGTTCTGTTGAGGACCTTGATCCAAACTCCTTGATCACTGGCAGTGCTAACATGAATTCTGACTTTGACACAAGAGCTAGAGAAAACAGCACCACTGGTAACCAAGTGTCGGTTGTTTCAGAGACAGCAACCGGAACCAGTGTTACGCATACCCTTCCATCCAATACTCGTAGATCATGTGCTATGTTGTCCGTGGTATATAGATAAAAGTATAAGGAACTAATTGATGTCTAACGCAGGTAAATTTGGTGGTGGTGGCGGTTCAGCCGCATCTAGTGCTTCCTTTAGTAGTAAAGGTGGTCACGGCCAGCGTGGAGCTGTAAGAATCATTTATCCTACTCCACAAGGGCAAAGTAACACTACTACTATTATTGATAGAGGATTGCCTTTGATCCCGAGTCCTTATGGTGGGGGTGGGGCTGGAGACGTTACATCTAGCTCTGCAGAATTAAATACTTATGCATATGTAACTGATACCACTACATCTTCTGGAGCAACTTCTCTTACCGTTAATAGTACTACTGGTATGAGTGCCGGAGACGTGGTCTTTATTCACCAAACTCAGAACGCCGTATCTTCCTCTGATGCTGGCCTCTTTGAGGTTAATTACATCGCTTCAATCCCGAACTCGACCACTATCAACTTGGTAAATGCAACCACAAACACCTATCGGAGTGGTTCATACAATACTACGAACCAAACTAGTACTGTTACACAAGTAGTAGCTTCCCCTGCATACAATAATCTTACGCTGGGTCAGCTTGCACTGGCTAAACAATGGGATGGTCAGTCTGGTGGTATTTTATTCCTTGCAGCAAAGACTTCATTTGATGGTAACGGTTATTATGCCAGTGCTTGGGGGAGAGGTTTCAGAGGCGGTAGAGGTAACGGGGTAACTGGTACTCAAAGTGTTGGTTATGCGGCCGAATCTATTAGAGGTCATTTAAATAGTACTAACGTTGCTAACGACAATGGCGGCGGAGGTGCAGATGGTACAGTAAATGCGGGCGGCGATTCAGGAGCAGGAGGAGGCCATGCTGAAGCTGGTGGTCCTGGTACTGATGGTGCTAGCCCGGCACCTTCAGGCGGTGGAACAATAGGCTCTACCGCAATGACTCAAATCTACTTTGGTGGTGGTGGCGGTCGTGGTGGTGATAACGACGACAGAACATTTAATAATTATACCCACCCGGATACCGGGACTGAAACCGCCGGGTCTACAACATGGTCTACTAATTTCAGTGCTTATACTAGCTTTAATCCTAGTTGGGGAAGTCAAAGACATTCTTCAAATCCAGACGTATCTCATGGAGGAGGTATCGTTGTAATTTGGTCACCTAGCATTTCTGCTTTAAGAGCAACCGCTAGAGGTGTTCCGGGTATGGGTGGATCTGGCTCCGGTGAAAAATCTGGTCACGGAGCTTCAGGATCAATATATATTAGAACAGCTAATAATGGAATGACTGTAACTGATATGACTGTAAGAGAGCAAACCCAGGGAACAATTGATGGAGATACTATCGGTAAAGGGGGAGCTGGAAGAATAAGATTTGATATTGAAGGGGGAACCTCATACTCAGGTACTCCTACAACTGGAACTAATGGTACTCTTCAAGTAAACAGCGTCTAAGGAATAAGTGATTGGCTTTAAAGTTTCCAGATTCAGCAGATTCAGCCGACTTAGCGGCAGCAGGCTACAGCCAGGTTATTATTCTGGGCGGTGGTAATGATAGTGCCAGTACATCTACTACTGCTGACTACCTGATCCTTGCCGGTGGTGGCGGTGGTGGTGGTCTTATCGACGGCGGTGGCGGTGCTGGTGGATATCGTACATCTTGGGGAACTGGTGCTGATGGCACCGGTGGCAATTCTGGTGGATTGAGCGCCTTAGAAACTGCCTTAACGCTGAACAACGGAACAGCTTACTCTATTACTGTCGGACAAGGCGGTGAAGGTGCTACTGGCTATAATAACACAACACTACATAGAGGCCACAAAGGTAGAACAACTAGTATCAGTGGGTCTGATATTACCACTGTAACAACTACTGGCGGCGGTGGTGGACACGGTTATAATACTGCAACTCATTCAGATAGAAATGGTGGATCTGGTGGAGGCGGAAGCTATGCAGTTTACACCGGTGGTACTGGAACTACCGGAGAAGGTTTTGCTGGCGGTACTGGGGTAAGTAGTAATGAGGCTGGCGGTGGCGGTGGTGCTGGCGCTGTTGGTGGTAATGCTTCTGCTGATGTCAGTGGTGATGGCGGTGCTGGGCTTGCTTCTACTATTACCGGTATATCCGTAACTCGTGCCGGCGGTGGCGGTGGTGGTTCTAGAAATCCTAGAACACCGGGAGACGGTGGAGCCGGTGGAGGCGGCGGAGGTGGTGATGATACTTTAGTCCCTGTTGCTTATTCTGATGGTATCGGTGGTAATGAAGCAGAGCATGGTCGAGCGCAATATGGTGCCGGTGGAGGTGGTGCTGGTTACAGTGGTGCTAGTAATGCTCTAATAGGCGGTAATGGTGGTTCTGGTATCGCTATCTTTAGGCTGCCTAGCACAGTGACATACAGTGCTTCTCAGTTGGCAAGTGACGTAAGTTCTCTCACTAACTGTACAGCATCTTATCTGAACACACAGATATACACCGATGATACAAATTTTGATGATGTTGTTTTGTTGTTGGATGGGTCAAGTCTGACGGATGACCTGTCATCTGCTGGCAAAAACTTCACCAGCACCGGCGGTGCAAACTTGCTGAGTACAACTGGCCCTTATGGCACCACGCAAAACGTCCTCAACTTCGACGGTGTGAACGATTATCTGGTCGAAACTACGGGCTCGGCCGACTTCAAGTTCGGCACGGACGATTTCACCATAGAGGCTTGGCTGAAGGCTGACGTGGCTGCCCCGAGTGTTGTGCCCGGCGTTATTGACTACGACCATAGCAACACCGGCAGCGTTCAGGGGCAAAACGATTACTTCGTTCTTCATCAATTGAACAGCACTAGGACTTATGCGTTCTATGCGAACAACACTTCTGGAACCGTCGTAAAATTAGTTGAGGCGTCTTTCCCCGACACTACGGATTTTCATCACGTCGCAATCACCCGCAGCGGCAGCACTGTGAAGATGTTCATAAACGGTGTGCTGGAGGACACATCAACCAACGTCCTTGTGGCGGACATGACCAGCAATAGGGTAGCCCCAAAGCTGTTCCTTGGCTATCAGGACTTGGTTAGCCGCTACTGGAATGGACAGATGGCGGACGTTCGCATCACCAAAGGCGTCGACCGCTACCCCGGGACTAGTGGCTTTACTCCACCTACTTCGGCATTGCCTAATAGAGAAACATCTACAGGCGGTGACCACGTTATCTCGTTTACTGTAGCTACAGAAGATCCACATGATGGTGGTGGAACAACAAATGACGGTACAGCTACCTGGACCCCTACAATGTCTTCAACAACTCCTGCACCGTCTACAACCTGGACTATTCCTGAAGGAGTAGACTCGTTTAGCATTATGGCTATTGGAGCAGGCGGAGCTGCAGGTTACTCTGATTCCGATACCGCAGGTGGAGGCGGCGGAGGTGGTGGTCTTGCATACTTAAACAATATCGCAGTCACACAAGGTAATAATGAAGTAGTGTCTATTACTGTAGGGGGTGGGCAGCTAGGCGTAGGAGCAGATTCTAGTGGAACTGATGGTGGTGATGCTAGTGACCTAACTGTTACTATGAATCTTTCTACTGCCAATCCAACGGTGAACCTATCCGGATATAACTTAAATCCATATGGGCAAGATTCCCATGATTCATCTTTTGCAAGTATCTTATATGTAGGAGCTGATAGAGCTTATGACTCTAACATCTACGATTCTTATCCTACTCTTAATCTAAACTTTGATGACAGCGTATCATCTACAGCAGATCAGTTTGTATATCAACAAGCTCCAGGACCATTCGGAGCTGCTTATCCATTCTCTGTAGGAGTAGACGGAGCACAGACTCTATTTAATATTGAAGCAGATGCAAACTATACTTACATTCAGTCCCTAGCGGAAACTGACCCTAATACTACGAATAGATGGGGTTACAATACTCTTACTCAGGTATACAGTTCGGATTCTTACGTGTTTAGAAACATTGATAATACCGGAAGAAATTCTCTGGATAGTATACAGTACTATGATTCGGATATAGTAGCAACATTCTTCTTACAAAATACTTGGGAAGAAATGTATAAGGTTAGTCCATTAGGTACATTCGATTCCATCGACGTAGGTAATGGTGCATTCACTCTGTTTAGAATCTTCAGTGAAGCAGATGCTGCTCAGATCGGTGCTCTGCCAGGCAACTCTCCATACGTAGATAGCAACGGACAAATTGTAATCAGTACAACTGGAGATCCATACGACTTTAATGGCTACGGTCCACAAGATCTCAACCAGATCTTAATTGTTAAGAACTTAACGCCGTAGATAAATAGCATATAACTAAAGCCTTAAGGAGTGAACAAATGGCTTTGAATTTAGATTCGAATCAAATATTTGAAATTACTAGATATCATAATATCTCTAACAAAACCCAGCATTTTTATGCTGTAAAAGAAAATTTTTTGTATGATATTGATAATCCCAAACCTTTAAAAACAATATTGAAGACAATTTTTAAGGGCGGATATTCCATTAGAGATAATATGGTCGGAGACTCAAATGATCATTGGGTTTTAGTTGAAACTTCAAATGGAAATGTCATTGAATCTTTAGATTCTTCAATTGATTTTTCAGAGATTAAATATGTTAATACATGGATTAATTGGGTCAACCCGACAGATATTCCGGAAAGAACAATAAAAATCTCGGCGGACTCTCTGGCTGAGCAAGATTTAATTTCAGAATCCGAAGAACCACCAGTAGTTGCGGACAGTGACTGGGCAGAATTTGAACCAGAACTTAATGAAAGAGATAGCTTAAATAGCAGCGCTATCCAAGATATTCTTACTGAATTCGAGGGTAGAGTTCATCTTAATCCTTTCTATGCAGTATTTTTAGACTCTTCCGGTCAGCACTGGGATGATGATACCCAACAGTGGCTGGCTGGTCCAGATCCTTCAGAATAATAAATAGACATAGAAAACTATTTAAGGAAGAATCATGCCCCAGCCAAGCAGTAGAGACGAACTAATTGATTACTGTCTGAGAAGACTTGGTGCGCCGGTAATCGAAATTAACGTTGATATAGATCAGCTTGAAGATAGGACTGACGACACACTCCAGCTGTTTCAGGAATACCATACTGATGCAGTTGTCCGGACTTTCCTCAAGCATCAGGTTACAGCTGATGACGTAACTAATGGATATGTTACTGTCGATGATAGTATTACCTATATCAAGAAGCTGTTCCAAATTAACTCTACTGGCGGATCTTCTGCTGGCATGTTCGACATCAAGTACCAGATCTCGCTGAATGAAATCTACGACTTGAACCAGTTTATCGGTGATTTGGCTTACTACAGCCAGATTAAGCAGTATCTGTCATTGATCGATCAGATGCTGACTGGACAGCCACAGATTGACTTCAATCGTCATCAGAATCGAGTATATATCCACGGTGAGTTTACTGAGGAAAATATCAAAGCCGGTGACTACTTAGTATTTGAGACATTCAAGATTGTTGATCCTGAAACTCATACTGACGTCTATAATGACTTGTTTGTTAAGGAATATTTGACACAAGCTATCAAACAGCAGTGGGGTTCAAACCTTATCAAATTTGAAGGAATGCAGCTTCCAGGTGGAGTGATGCTAAATGGCAGACAGCTCTACGATGATGCCACACAAGAAATGCAGAGATTAGAGGAAAAGTTAAGAAATACCTACGAGCTTCCAGTTGACTTTTTCGTAGGATAATAACATGGCTACAAATCTCTACTTCAGTCAAAAAGTTAAATCCGAACAAGATCTATACGAAAATATTGTTATCGAGTCTCTGAAGATGTACGGTCAAGACGTATACTTCATGCCTCGTAGCATTGTGGCTAGGGATACTGTATTCAGCGAGGATGTAGTTTCTAGATTTGATGATGCGCATTTAGTAGAAGTATATCTGGAAAACGTAGAAGGTTATGGCGGCGATGGAGATCTGTTCACCAGGTTTGGCGTAGAGATCCGAGATCAGGCAAACTTTATCCTGTCCAAGAAAAGGTGGGATGAGGTTATGCAGGACGCATCTACGTCTCAGCTGAGACCGTATGAAGGAGATTTGATCTATATCCCACTGTCTAACTCGATCTTTGAGATTACACGAGTAGAAGACGAAAGACCTTTCTATCAGCTTTCCAATCTTCCAGTTTATAGATTAACGTGTGAGCTCTTCGAATACAGCGGAGAGCAGTTCCAAACCGGTATTGAAGCAGATCGTATTGAAAGAGACTTTGCTTACCAAACCGTCCTCACTATTTCTGATAGTGCCACGTCTCCAGCTGGGGTTTCAATTTCGGTTTCGGATATTGCAGACGGTGAAGGACTTATTTCTCTTGTCGGTGCACAGGATTCCAACTTCGGTGGATACAGCAAAGTTCAGCAAATACTGGCTAATAATGTAACAATTACAGGTGAGATTGTCAACTACGACGGACCTACTAATAAACTTTATCTTGCTAATCTTACAGCAGATGATGGACTGTTCCATAACTTTATTACGGATTCTGCCAGTCTTCAGTTACCAATTCAGTTTGTTAATGACGATGAAACTAGGATTTACATTACTGCAGTTGATGACAATATGCCAGATATTGATAATCAGCAGAACACGTTCTTCGAAACTGAAGGTGATGATATCTTAGACTTTAGTGAAACTAATCCATTCGGAGAACCCACGTAATGTTTCAACAGCACTTCTACCATGAAAAAATCCGTAAGTGTGTTGCTACCTTTGGTACGATGTTTAATAACCTGTACGTAGTTCGTAAGGATGGATCGGGCAATGCCATCGACCAGATGAAAGTCCCGTTGGCATATGCACCTAAGCAGAAATTCCTGGATAGAATTAATCAGTCTCCGGATCTGGAAGATGAGCGTTTTATTGCTATTAAGCTTCCTCGGATGTCTTTTGAGATTTCATCGATGTACTATGATCCGGTAAGACAGTTGCCAAAGGTTAACTCGTTCTCTGAACAGGATGACACAGGCACCGTTAGAAAGAAGTTCTACACATCTGTACCATACATCATTAACTTTCAATTGAACATTCTGTCTAAAACGAATGAAGATGCTGTTCAAATTGTAGAGCAAATTCTTCCTTACTTTGCTCCAGCTTATACTGTTACTATGAAGCAGTTTAGTGACTACCCGGATATCAAAGAAGATATTCCAATTTCGTTGATTGGTATTTCATACAGTGATGACTATGAAGGCCAGTTAGAAAGCAGAAGAACTATTATCTACACACTTGACTTCGAAATGAAGACTGCATTCTACGGTCCAATCTCTAGATCGTCCATCATCCGTAAGGCTATCGTGGACTTTAGAGATCCAGATGTTACTGACGAAGTGGATCCTAGCCAGACAGATGATATTATGGAAAGAATTATTGTCGAGCCATTCCCGCTCGATGCTGAGTCCTTAGATAGCGTAACAGATTATACTATTTCTATATTGAATCCTGGTAATGGAGATAGCTTATGAACAATATAGTACCTAAGAAAGATGTACCGGAAAGCGTACATTCTAGTTATGACGAGGATCTAGACCTTGTTCGGTCTACTCTTCGCACGCTTTTAATGCAAG